AGAAAGAATCCGTATGTATGGCTTGAATCAGGTTGTACCCGTCTGACTAAAGAAGTAGAGTTTTTCGCTACTGGAAAGACTGCAGACTGGCAGCAGGGATTTATAGAAGTTGTATTTACTAAGACAGGATTCTTTGCACAACCCACATTAATATTAAATGGCGAATGTTATTATAACGGTATAATTTATAAGGGATGAACGGCAGCATATTAATACCGGAGAAATTTAAATTGAATGGCAAAACTATTCAGGTGTTAATAGATAATGAATATTGTCACGATAATAAATGTTTAGGAGAAGCGGATTTCACATTAAATATTATAACTTTGTGCGACCAGTATGGCGGTAAGAAAGTTAACAAAAGAAGTAAAGAGCAGATCTTTTATCACGAATTAATACACCATATTTTAAATGCAATGAACTTAGAGAAATTAAAGTATAATGAGTTGTTTGTTGACTGCTTTGCAGATAAATTAATTGAGTACGAACGCACAAAAAGATAGTTTGTTTTTTAGTTTTGGTTTTAACCCTGTCGTTTCTACGATGGGGTTTTTCTTTTGTAACCCAATAGAATCAATAGTTATTATAATTATTATATATATAATATAAATTAATTTAAAATAAAGTTTAAAAAAAAGTTTATTGTATGGAATATTCTTTATAACTTTGTTTAAGTTCTTTGACATACCGGCTTATTATTTATATTTTATAAACTTAAAAACTAAAAATTATGAAAAGTAACACTCACACAATTGAAACATTAATTACTGAATTTGACCACAAAAACATAAGGTGTGGCGATTATTCATTAATTGCAGAAAGAATGCAATACGATTTAAGCTTTTGTGGTATATTTGATTTTGCTGATGCAAAAATTTCAGAATGGAATGATAATTTAAGAGAAAGGTTTAAAAATCTTAAATTATATTATTTAATTGACGAAAATTCTTCGATTTTACAATTGAAAAACGCAATTAAAATTAGATTTGAAAGCTATAAATTAGATAACCCTAATTGGTATATTCAAACTGAATATTCAAAAGACCTTGCTAATTTATTTAAAAATATTTAAATACAAGGGGTGCAGCATCCTATCAACTGCATAAACCAAAAAACAAACAAATGAAAACCATTTACCCACCCAATCCCCCAAGTGATTTCAATACTTGGATTAACTACATTCATAACTTAATAAAAACCAACTATGACACACCAAGAAATTAAAGATGCAATCATTATCTCAATCCTAATTTTCGGCGCATTGATCGCTGACAAACTACTAAACTTTTAATTATGAAATTTAAAATTGAATCAACAGAAGAAATAGAAATTAACCTACCACTATTTTTTAAATTAAATAATGGTGTTATTCAGGATTCCTACTTTGCTATCCTTAAAGATGATTTAGCAATATCTAACTGGGGGGGTAGGGATATATTAATAGGCAGATTTCCTGAGCATATAGCTAAATTAACACTTGATAAAGATTATCAAGAAGTATCTAAAGAAGAATTTAAAACAGTATTAACACAATCTTGTAACCATTTAATAAACCTAATATGAGCAACTTAATCAAAATTCAAGCCGAATTAAAAGCACCTAAAAATCAGACGAATTCGTTTGGTAAGTACAAGTACAGAAGCTGCGAGGATATACTCGAAGCGGTTAAACCTTTACTTAATAAATATAATTGTCAGCTTATTATTAGCGATTCAATTAAAGAAGCAGCAGGAATTATATACTGCGAAAGTAGAATAGTATTTACCGATGGTATAGAGAATTATTATGTAACTGCTTGTGCAGGTATTGAACCAAATCGCAAAGGAATGGACATAGGACAATCATTTGGTGCATCATCTAGCTATGCAAGAAAGTATGCCCTTAATGGTTTATTTCTTATTGATGATGCTAAAGATTCGGATGCAACTAATAATTACGTTAAAGAAGAGAAACCATTTATCACAGACCAACAAATGATATCTTTAGTAGCTAGATATAACGAAGGTGAAAGGGATGTATTCGAGAAAGCAAAAGCGCACATGGTATTAAGGGATAAAGATTTATTAACCATTAAAGCTATGAAATGATAGAGCAATATTCAAAAGAATGGTTTGAACAAAGAATGGGAAAGATAACCAGTTCAACCGTATACAATTTAATGATTGAGCCAAAGTTAAAATCTGAAGTAGGTAATTTATCTGCAACCACTAAGGAGTATTTAACTACTAAATTAGCTGAAAGGCTTACAGGAGTACAAAGGGAGTTCACTTCTAATGCAACCAATCACGGTTTAGAATTAGAGAATGAAGCAATTAAATTCTATGAAGGTAAAACAGGATTAACTATTAAGTCCGGCGGTTATATAGAAATGATAACCGGATTATATGGTGGCACTCCTGATGGGTTAATAGAAGGCGGTGGAATCATTCAGGTTAAATGCCCTTATAATTACACTAATCACATCAACAATGGTTTGATAGAAGGTCAGGAGTATTTTAAGAAAAACTATAAACAGTACTACTGGCAATGTCAAAGCGATATGATGATAACCCAAAGCGAGTTTTGTGATTTTGTTTCTTATTGTCCGGAGATTGCTGATAACCTTAAAATGTTTATTTTTAGAATAGAAGCTAATATTGAAGATATGGAATTACTTTTATCTAAGATTAAACAGGCAGGAGAATATTTGAATAACCTTTATAACCAATTAACGAATGACCGATAATCTAAAAACAATTTTAAAGTACATTCAAATTTATACTAATTGCAGTAATTACGATCTCGAAAAAATTGCTTTATTATTTGAAAGATACCCTTTAGAGAAAGTAAAAGTAAAGGTAATTGAAAAACAAGTAAAGCAATTTGTTAAAAATTCTAATGATTTAGAATACTGGACCATTAATTATTTAAAAGAAAATAATATAACTTACGAGCAATTAACAGAGAATAATAGAAAATACGAAACTGTTAAACGTAGGGTAGATTTTTCAAAAGCAGCTAGAGAAGATGGATTTTATTTAACTGATATTGGAAAGAAACTAAAGATGCACCATTCCAGTATTATACATTTAGTTAATCACTTTAAACCATAAAAAATGACAGCACCAACAAATCAAAATGCAGAAGTATTAAATTTACTTCTAACTGAAAAAACCACAACAAGTTTAAACCTTGTTATGAATGGCATTTTAAATCCTACTGCAAGGATATCTTCTTTAAGAGCAAAGGGAGTAAATATCATTTGTAGATTTATTAACCACACTAACAAGTTTGGAAGGTCAATCAGGTATGGCGAATTTTCAGTTTTAAACAAAAAAGATTCAAGAAGAATCTACAATGAAATCAATTAATTAACTTGGGGAGGTTAATTGCCTCCCCTTAAATTTAACTTATGATTAACATTAAAAAAAATATATTAGAATATAAAATAAATAATTCGGCAAAGATTTTTTATATTTACTTAGAGCATACCAAACGTACAGAAAAGTCTAATGCTTACTATGCAGATGCTTTTGAGGTATCTACAATGACAGTTAACAACTGGCTTAATGAATTAAAAGATACCGGATTGGTAGAGGTAACATTTGAGGATAACAAACGTAAAATAACAATCAATGAATAAAAGTTATTATTTCAGTCACGATTATAATTCTGCAAACGATGTTAAAATCTTATTTCTTAGGCAGCAGTTAGGAATGGAGGGTTATGGTATTTATTGGTTTTTAGTTGAGAACTTAGCACAAGCCGGTGGGATTCTACCTTTAAATATTACTCCAGTTTTAGCGATGCAGATGCAAACAAACGAAGTAAAAGTTAAGGCAGTTATTGAAGAATTTAATTTATTTACAATCGCTGAAAATGGTTTTTTTTCACGAAGATTAAACGATCATTTAGGATTAAGAAAAAAATTAAGTGATAAAGGTAAATTAGGTGCTGCTTTACGTTGGAAAAATGGGGGGGCTATTACCCTCCCTAATGGGGAGGCTTATGCAAAGAAAGAAAGAAAAGAAATAAATAAAGGGGATTTTTTAACAAAAATAGTTCTTTAATACAATTTTAGTTATCAATTAAGTATAACTATCATTTAAAAGCATTTTAAGATATCAAGGTTTGATTTAAAATAACTTTTGAGGGAATCTATCACGAATACATTAATCAACCTAAAAACAGGCTTAAAATGGCTAAACAACCACCAAACAATAAAGATGTTGAAGATAGGATTCTAGGAGTACTATTGATTGAACAGAATTCAGTTCATACATATATAGCTAAAATTACAAGTGAGTTCTTTTACAATACTAAAAACCAATTAATCTTTAAAGCTATTCAGGGGTTATATGATAAAATGAGTGCTATTGATATAGTAACTGTATCACAATATTTGACTAATAAAAAAGAAATGGACTTAGTTGGCGGTGCTTATGAGATAGTAAAGTTAACTAATAATGTAACCGGCAGCAGTTCAATGAATGATTGGATATTAATACTTCAGCAAAACTATCTACAAAGGAAAGGAATTACAATAGGTCAGGAATTAATTAATGATTCTTATGTAGGCGAGATTGAAAACCATTTGAATAATGCAGCTACTAAGATTTTAAATGCTCAGGAAAGCATATATAAAAATAGTGAGAAAGGTATGGCGCATTACATAATGTCTTTATCAAAAGAAAGGGATGCAGTAATAGAGAATGGGCAAATAGGAATAGATACAGGATGGCAGAGTTTAAATAAGTATATTAGCGGATGGGTTAATCCTGATCTTATAATCTTAGCAGCAAGACCGGCGCATTTCCTGCGGAAATGTCTAGGCGGCCCTGGCCTTGGCTCATTCTATCCGTGCGCCCACCATGCTTCTTAAAGCGGAGTTGCGTCTACACACTAATGA